GAGGAGGAGGAGTTGAAGACAAAGAAAATTCAAGAAGAATATACAGAATGGGAATGCTTGAATGCACAAAAACCTATTTGGACAAGACCGGCAAAAGAGGTGACAAAGGATGAATATTCGGCCTTTTATAAGAATATGTCTAATGATTGGGATGACCCATTGGCAAGCAAATCCTTTTCCGTGGAAGGACAGCTGGAGTTTAAAAGTCTCTTATTCGTACCAAAACGTGCTCCCATGGATATGTTTGCTGGACAAACCAAGAAACAAAACAATATTAAACTGTATGTTCGTCGTGTATTTATTACGGATGACTGTGCCGAATTAATGCCCGAATATTTAAGTTTTGTAAAAGGTCTGGTTGATAGTGAAGACCTTCCTCTTAATATTAGTCGCGAAGTTTTACAACAAAACAAAATAATGCGTGTAATTAATAAAAATCTAGTTAAAAAATCATTGGAATTATTCAACGAAATGTCCGAGGACGAAGTGGTATACAAGCAATTTTATGAGGCATATCACACAAACATTAAACTGGGTATTCATGAAGATTCGGCAAATCGCAGTAAACTCATCAACTTGTTGCGATATTCGTCTACAGAAACAGGTGACGAGATGACATCGCTACAGGATTATGTGGGTCGTATGAAAGAAGACCAACCAGGAATCTACTTTATTACAGGCGAAAGCCGCAGTGTTGTCGAGAGTTCTCCATTCCTGGAAAGATTGCGTGCAAAGGGTTATGAGGTTTTATTTATGGTGGATACAATTGACGAATATGTTGTTCAGCAATTAAAGGAATTTGATGGGAAAAAACTTTTTGCTGCAGACAAAGAGGGTCTTGAACTGGAGGAAACCGAGGAGGAAAAAACAGGGTTTGAAGATGCCACCAAAAATACGGAGGCACTGTGTGCGGTAATCAAGGAAATTCTTGACGAAGAAATTCAGAAGGTGGTTGTTTCTAAGCGCATCGTGGATTCCCCCTGTGTTTTGGTGACTGCTGATTTCGGCTGGAGCGCGAATATGGCACGAATTATGAAAGCACAAACAATGGGCGACCAATCCCAGAGCACATACATGGCTCCGAAAAAGATTTTGGAATTAAATCCTGTTCACCCTATTATTGCTGAGCTGAGCCGTCGGGTGGTGGAAGATGCGACCGATAAAACCGTGAAGGATCTGGTTTGGCTTTTGTATGACACTTCTTTATTGACATCGGGATTCACACTGGATGCACCCACACAATTTTCAAGCCGAATTCATCGTTTGATTAAATTGGGTCTTAGTTTAGACGACGAACTGGAAGCGGTGCTGGATGAGGTGGGGGTCGAGGTGGCGGCTGAGATTGCAGGGAGTGTTGCTGCTGGCGAAGATGAGATGGAAATGGTGGATTAATAAACTGGTGGGGTGTTTTTTTATATTCTATATTATATGTCCTCATACTGCAATTGGTTATGCAGGGTATAAATATATAGATAATTTATATCCTGAGTTACGTGCTAAATATTTAATTGTTTGTACTTCTAATCCTATAAAATTTAAGGAAATTATTGCAAAAGTCTTACCAAATGAAACAATTCCAATTCCAATACAATTAAAGCCATTCCTAGATAAAAAAACTATATTTGAATCTATTCCAAATGATTATAATTATTTTAAAACAGTTTTTTTAAACAACTGCAATACATAACAATTATATTATATTAATTTGTTACCTTCTTAGAGATTGTTTTTGTGTTGTAGGTAAATGAAATTCTATTATACATTTTTCATCATTAGTTACCGCCGTTAGATAATTATGTCCAAGATGGTCAAAAGCATTATAATATTTGTAAAAATAGTAGTTATTAGTTACATCTTTATCAAAATAATGCCATGTATGAGTTTTCTGTTGTAAAGGATTTATTTTTGTAAGATAGAGGGATAATCTACCCTATTTAATAATTTGTATATTATTTTTCAATATATATTAATTTATATAATGGTTCGAAAAAGCAGAAAATCACGTAAAAATTGTCGGAAAGGCATGTGCGGAAGAAAATCATCTAATAGTAAATTATTTAGACGTAATACCCGTAAATCCTCGAGGCGTCGGCGTAGTAAGCGTCGTTTTAAGGGAGGGGGGTATAGAGGTCAACCCACCAAATTCGGCGGTACAAGAAGAAAAGGAGGTAATGGTACATTAAAAAAAATAAGGAAGCGTGCCGCGAAAATTACAGGTGCGCATGGATATTTTACACCTAGTAGTAAACAACTAAAGGAATACGCATCCGACAACCAACAATATGCTGCAGAGAAAGAATTAATGCGCGTGAGAGATAATACCAGGTACCGTAACGCCCAGGATACTGCGTATGGTTTCCAATATGATAGCAATTCTATATTTTAATGTATTATAGACTAAACTAATAAAATAATATATATTTATTTTATATAATGGTTCGAAAAAGCAGAAAATCACGTACAAATTATCGGAAAGGCACACGCGGAAGAAAATTAAATAACCGGAAGGGAACGCGCGGAAGAAAATCATCTAATAGTAAATCATTTAGACGTAATACCCGTAAATCCTCGAGGCGGCGTAGTAAGCGTCGTTTTAAGGTAGGGGGGGCTTATCGCCGATCGGTTAACGCGATAGAACGGGAAAGGAAAGCATGCACTGGTTATACATTACACAGGACGCGCCCATTCAAGCGGTGGCGGCATAATTCGGATGACTGTGAAGAGGCAAGGGACACAAAACGTAAATGGCCAACTAGCTGGGAGGAGCCCTCGCCTTCGCTGGAGCGCGACGACGGGGAATCTATTAATTAATTATATAATGGTTCGTAGAAGCAGAGCACGCAAGTCTTGCCGGAAAGGAATGCGCGGAAGAAAAATCATGGGCGGTCGGAAACGAAAAACCTTTAGGCGTAAATCCACGAGGCGTCGGCGGCACAGGGGGGGGATGGACCAAAGTGTCAAAAACTTTAATGCGAGAAGGAAAAACAGAAAAAAACGTGAGCCACACGTAGCATTCAAAGAAGAGGCGGCAAAACACGAAGCGAAGATGGTGGCGAGTGGCGAGGAGCCAGCTAAGAAAAATATGTACTGGGGAACCCACGGGCGGGCGATGATGAGGAGGAGGCCTGATGATAATGATTGGCTCGATGCAGATGGGCAGGCGACGGTGTGGACTTCAGAGAACTAGTGGAATGACTAAAATACCCAATAATAATATTTTCAATATATAATGAAAATATTATCCATATGGTGTGTTTTGGGTGTTCTATTTATTTTATTTGTTGTGTGTGGTAAACAAGACATATACGAAAGTTTTTCATCAAATACAAAAATTGTCTTACTGGGAGACAGCATATTTCAAAATGAACTTTTTGTTCCTCAGAAAAAATCAGTGGGGGCTTTATTAAAAGCACAGTATGGCTCTAAAAAAGTTAAAATATATGCAGAAGACGGCGCTATGATTAATGATATGAAGACCCAGTTGTTAATTTTAGATAAAAAATATAATAAAAAAAACACACATATATTTCTGTCTTTCGGTGGTAATGATATAATTGAAAACTTTATTGAATTTTACACAGGTGTGACCTTAAAACAAATGTTTAAAGATTATAAAAACAATATTTCAAAATTACAATCACAATTTCCAAATGCTAATATTCATTTGTCAACAATATATTATCCGAAAAAAGAACCGTACACTTATTATCATGACACAATAAAATCGTGGAATGATATGATTATCTCATATGCTAAAAAAATGGGTTTTAGTGTGTTACGCATTGATAAATATTTCAAAAAAAAGAAGGATTTTACACAGAGTATTGAACCCTCTATTAACGGGAGCAAAATTATTCTGAATCGCATTAAGGAAAATTTGAATTAAATTATTCTATGATGATGCAAACCATTTAAAAATAATTTCAATATTATACCATTATGCTACAATGTAAGATCGATAATACTGAAATTACATGTCTCAAAACTTCGGAATTAGAAGAACTAGATATTATAAAGCCAGATATGCAGCGCATAATTGATAAAAATAAATTAATAGATATAGTAAAATTTCAATTAGAATATAACAAAAAATATAAACATTTTAATTTTTCTGCATCTGGTCCTATAAATATTCATATTTGGAATAATAAAAAATTTATTATAGATGGTCAGCACAGGATGAGAGCATTAGAAATATTATATAAAGAATACTCGCACGATATTGAATTTTATGTTACTATGGTCTCAGTCAATACAATAGAAGAATTAGAATTTAATTATGATATGATTAATAAAAATACTCCCCTGCCAGATTTCTCTAACTTTGAAAATATTGATAAAAATATTCCCGAAACGGTTGCTAGTAAATTTCAGGAAAAATATCCTAATATATGGTCTAAGAATAGGCGTGCAAGGAGACCACGTATGTGGTTTAATTATTTCCAAGAATCCTTGGCATTTATATGTGAAGAATTGAAGATAAATGATAGTGACGAATTATATAAAATGGTGTGTGAATATAATAAAGCTTTAGAATCATGGGATGTGGATGCTTTTAAAGTTACAGAAACCGTTTTTAAAGCCGCGAGAGGCACAGGGATCTATTTGGGATTATTGCCTCATCAAAATGAAGATTATGGATACGAGTGGGCACGAAGAATCGTTGAACAAAAATCTGGAAGAATTATTAAAAAATCATCCACGTCTAGTAAGAAACGGGTTCCTAAAAAGCTGAAGAATGATTCTTGGAATAAGTATATTGGTAGAAAACATGGCGAAGCACTGTGCATCTGTTGCCGAACAGAAATTATTGGACAAAGTAATTTTCATGCTGGTCACATAATATCTGAATTTAATGGTGGAAAAATTACGATTGATAATATACTTCCAATATGCGCAGGATGCAATTCGTCAATGGGCACTAAAAATATGAATTCCTTTATCAACGAATATTATCCAGATAATTTTACACTCTTTGAAAACAGAATTTATGATAATGGTAACGATACTGGCAATAATATATTTAATAAAATTTTATTAAGATTCACCTAAAATTTTATTTGAATTAAAGTATGTGGAGACCTTTATTTTCAGCCAGCTTTCGTAATATATATTGTTCACCCTTTCCATAATGTCGGTTTTGTCCATTAAATGCTCGTTTATCCGATTGGTTTTGTGTTTTAATTAACTTTTTTCCATAAAAATGCCCGGTTTTAAATCCATCAAATCCCTGTAAATATAAAGAATCAGCACTATAATTTTTGGGTATGTATTTATCTAAAACCGCCTTAGGGGTATAAGGGGGCAGCGGTGGTGGTGTGGGGAACAGGGATAATTCGGGTGGAGGAGGTATAAATGGTTTCATTTCAAACAATAATATATAAAATATGCCTTTTATACCACTTGTGGGAGCATATTTCTTGGAAAATTTCGGTTCTATTTTTTTTATGAGTTGTTTGGAGATTATATCCCAATTGGCTGGCATTATATATATATGTTTATGTTGGACGACCTTTGTTAAATTATACAAACAAAACGACTTCTTCTTAGTTTGACTTTTAATATAATTATACTTTTTAATTGTGTTTATAAATCTTAGCAATTGAGATTTACTGTTGCGACGCCAAGCATAAATATTATTATGTGTAACCCCTTTGATAAATACTTTTTTATAGGACGAAGACCAAGCTAGATTTTTGAAAACTAAATAATCTGTTTCTAAGCAGAACCAAATGTTTTTTTTTGTTCCTATTATATCCTTATTGGCATTGTTAACAATCATTTTTGAACCAGAATAATTAAACCTGACAACATAATCATATGTATCTATTTCTTTTCCAGGTCTGGTTTCTTTTAAGGTATTGCTACCACCTATTAATATATATTTCATTAATATATATTATTTTAAAAATAATAATATATAACCATTAAGAATTAAATATATTGATGTATTATTAAATAATGTCTGTTGAATTAATCATTTCTAAAGACAAACTTAATTGTTTGGAACTTTCTAAGTATTTGTCTAAATGCGGTGTTGCAAATGCAAATATAGTGAGTGGGATTGGTCTTGTTGAGGGCAAAGTTGAAAAATCTTGCACTATACGACTGGGACTGAGTTATAGCAATGAAAATAAATACTTAATTGATCAGCTATGGACAAACGTTAGCGGCAAATATGGTCTTGATTGTGCTTATTTCTCTGTTCCTGGGTTTTATGGCGGCTGCATTAAAAATTGGTTGCGTCCATCCATTTGTGCTGGGAAAAATAAATAACTAAATTTCTCTGCCCCACTTTATGTGCTGCCAAATTCTTTCATAGGTAATATGCATTATTACTTTTATAGTAGTATCTATTGCTGCGATTTTAAGACTGGTGTCTATTCTTTTATCAATAATATATGCAGAAGAAATTGTTATACTAAAAGCGAGTGTTGCCCAAATTGCTATTTTTATACCAGTCCGCTTTTTTGAATCCATTAATATATATATAATGTGGGTATGGTTTAAAACGTGTTTTTTTAAAGTTATATTTTAATTATAGGTTAACATAAGGAGGATAGCTCGTTTCATCGTGATAATTTATTAATGCAGCTCTTCTTGGCTTTGGTTTAAAGTATTTGTTATAAACATATCTTGAAAAACAGGTAATTGTAGCTAAACTACTCGTTGTTACTATTATAGTTAAAAAAATGGACATATATATACTTTAAGAAAAAGTATTAACGCATCAGTGTGGTAAAAAATTATTTTGATGTGTAGTATTTTTTAAAAAATACTGCCCCTAATCCAAACAGATAAAGGGCATAAATAAGAAACATGTATTTTTCAGAAACATATTTAATAACAATATAGGACGAAATAAGGGCTCCGATAAAATTGAAAAAGGCCAGGATGAACCCAACTTTTATGTTCATTTTCTTATCTTTCCAATATAAATATGCTGCTCCTATAGAAATAGGCATAATAAGTGCTAACATAACTGTGCCCAAGGCTAATTTATAGTCAGTAATAATTCCACTGAACATAAGTCCAGGTAACATAATGGCGCCACCTGCATCACCCACGGCTCCGCCCATTAATCCTCCTGCTAATCCAATCATAGAAATCATAACATTTTTATTCATATACTATATTATATCTTGATAATATTTTTTAAGAAAAAGTATTATCGTCAGATGCAGGATTTGAACCTGCGCGGGCAATGCCCAGTGGATTTCAAGTCCACCTCCTTAACCACTCGGACAATCTGACAAAATATCTCACGAACCCGTGACCAACGGAAAACTGTTAAAACTGTTAAAAGAGTGCTCTACCAACTGAGCTATCGCGATTAAAGAAGAGGTGTTGTACTCTCGGGAAGCCCTTGTGGGGGGCGTCTTGTCCAAGAGCAACAACAGAGCGCTATTAATACTGTTATAAATATTATTGTACTGCCTATTATGAATTCGGATTGATTATCCATATATGTATAGACGACATATACTATTTATGGATTTCAATTTTTGGAGGTGACGGGAATTGAACCCGTGACCTTCCGCTTGCAAAGCGGACGCGCTACCCCTGCGCTACACCCCCCCCGTCCTATTGAAACCAAACTTTATATTTAAGTTATTTTTATTGCTTTTTGTTGTTTTAGTAATATATAAATGTTTAAAGGAATGGTTATTTATACTCCACCTAAAGTAGGCACACACTTAATGTCAGACATTGTCTCATTATTATTAAATCCCACAACCGATATTTATGACAAAAATGCAATGTATAAGGTCGTCCCACACACGAGAAAATTTAATAAAAATTATCACGTGTTTTCAACACACCCTAATTGTATAAGACCCAGTCTTATTAAACGACTGAATTATGGTTTTATTATGATGATCAGAAATCCATTGGATATTTGTATTTCTAAATATTTCTTTTATGAGAAACGTGCACCACGACCTCGTTCTATTTATTTATATGTGCTAGATATTATTGGACAAACTTCACGAGAGGAATACTCCTATTATTTGATGTATAAAAAATTAGGTGCCCAGGCTATTATGATTAAATTTGAAGATTTAATAGAAAATAAGGAAAAACAGATTAAAAAAGTTTATAACTTTTTTAAAAAATACAAAAATATTCCTGAACCAAATTATAAGGAAATTTTGGAAAAAACCGCGTTTGAAGAGGTTAACAAACAAGAAGAACAGAGAGGTCTGTATAAAGTGGGAAAGCGACAAAAATATCTGTTTCATAGAAGTGGTAAAGTGGGACAGGGGACGAAATATTTTACAAAACAACAATTGACAGTGTTGGTTAGCCGAATTCCTGTGCCAGTGCGAAGACTATATCCAGCTAATATGTATGTGTTATAAATTTTGGTAATAACTTTTGTGTGCGTATACTATATGAACCTCTTATATCAGGTGGGTTATTTTGGTCCGATAATTTTATTTATATCCACGGGGTGTCTCATGTTATATGCTAAAAATAGTATGAGCTGCTGTTTTGAACTATTTGCTGGATTTTATATTTTTTCTATGGCTCTTAATCATGTCTTAAAACAATTGTTTAAACAAACACGCCCACGCGGTGGAAAAGCTATTAATAAATTTGATAAAACTGGATTTGACCGTTATGGTATGCCATCGGGTCATGCCAATAGTGTCATGTTTAGTTTAATATTTTCCATATTGTATTTTAAAGATTTTATGATTTCTATTATTTTCACAATTATTGCGTTATTAACAGTAACACAAAGACTTATATATAAAAAACATTCACTCAAACAAATTTGTTGTGGAGCTATTGTTGGTGGATTAATGGCTCAAATTTGCTATTGTAGTTGTTAGATAAAATATTTTGTATTATATATAATGGCACCCAATAATTTGTCACATCATTTCGGTGGAGGCACCAGAACTAGAACCAAAAGCAAAAGCAAAAGCAAAAGCAAAAGCAGAAGCAAAAGCAAAAGCAAAAGCAGAAGCAGAAGCAGGACCAAGAATTTAGGAAAAAAATCTAAATTAATTCCTATTATAAACCACAATGGTGAAACTGTGGGCAATTTATATGAGGGCTTTATAAATAATCTTTTGAATATTGAAAACACTATTCGTTTAACCAGTAATGGCGGAAAGAATATGGAAAATATTACTGTTGAGACTCTTAGAAAAAACTTTAAAATATACAGAAATATAGCGGGAAACACCATCGCAAAACATAATGGTGTCGATCTATTGACTTTTAAAGAAATTGAAAAAAAACTAGTTAAACTTTTTGCCAAGTCAGATGTAGCAGCTGGCAAGCACAAACGTAAGAGCAGGGGCACGCACAAACGTAAGAGCAAAGGGAAAGGCACGCACAAACGTAAGAGCAAAGGCACGCGCAAACGTGGGGGTGCGTCCAGTGCCTCGCGCACCCAGGGAATGAATCGTCGTCAAGAAGAATGTACTAAATTCCAAATGTTTTTGGCTTCGGTTACGGTTATCCTGATGTTGATGGGAGTAAATGTTTGGTTAGGAGGATGGAACACTTTAAACGGACAGCTAATTGCTCAGATTTTTGGACGTGAAGGAGATCTCGCCAATATGGCAGGAGCTCAAGGCTTTCATGCTCTCCGTGGTCTGCAAGCTACTATTCGCACAAATGATTGGACGTTTTGGAATAGCACGTGGGCTAATATAACTGGTTTTTGGTCAGCGTGTGGGTGTGACATGACAGCTCAATGGTTAATTGATTTTTCACGTGGAGATACGGAAGGGGCAGAAGCTCGTGGTTATCGACCAATGCAATTGACCAGAAATATTGTTGTTGCAATGACTAAATGGTGGTGTCATAAAATGCCGAAATCACTGAGATGTGGTCAAAATGTAGAACTTAGTGATCACAATAGCGAATTAATAATAGGAGCGGCTTCTGGTTCGGCGTCTGATGATGCACCGCCGACTACTGCCGATTTAAAGGCTATGTATACACAAATTGCTGCTTTACAACAAGAAAATGATGCTTTACGTCAACAACAGACGACCTAGTCGAAGAGGGAAAGGTAAAAATAACCTATTATACTTTAGCGATTATAATTATATACATATTATATATATAATTATGGCTAATGAGAGCACAACGAGCAATAAACTTATTAAGGACACACTGGCATTAGTTAGTGGAAGAAGGGTCGTCAGAACAGCGAAAATAATACAAGACTCTTTTGCTTGTAAATCGTCGGGAAAGCTGAATGCCGATGGGTATGTGGTGATGAACAACCCAGATTGTGGAAATAATAGTTCT